ACACCCTAAAAGGGGCGGCATGGTAACATTTCTCACACCCTAAAAGAGCGCATCCGGCAGCAGGATTGTATATTGTCTGATATGACAGACCTAAAAAAGCCTAAAAATGTTTACTATTGTTGACTTTTTCGGAGGTATATAAAAGCCGGAACACCCTAGAAAATCCTAGCATTGCGGATATAAGAACCTCATAAAACCTCACTTTTTCGGGGGTATGGGAACTTAACATTACTTAACATATCCGGGGATAGTCTGCCAAAACCTTACATTTTCAGAGTATGGGACTTGTGAAAACCTGTTATTTCCCGGCATATAGGACTTGAAAAAACCTATATATTTACCCCTAAATATCCCTAAAGAATATGCTTTATAGTCCTGCTGCCTGTTAGAATTTGTTAGAGTTTCCCCGCTGCCAGTGTTGGAAAATGTTGGACAACCAGCAATCATAATGCCATAAAATGCCGGTAAAAAAAGAGTGGCACAGCAATCCCCATGCAGGACACCTTGACAATGATTATCATGCACAAGAAGTGCAAAAAGTTATTGACACTCACCGCATACATGGTATAATAAGAATAAGGAAAAGGACAAAGAAAAGGACAGGAGGCGCAGAGCATGGGAGCATTGACCGCATATAACCAGCAGACACAAATTGCATACCAGCAGGAACTATCAGCAGGGCTTTTCATGGACTTTGTGAAATGGGTAGACCGCAGCGCAGGAACGACCCGCACATATATTATCAATTTACGGCAGTTTGCGGCATGGCTGAAATATACGGTATGCACCCGCCCGCAGCGTGAGGACATTCTTTCTTATCGGGATTGGCTATCAAAAGAGCATGAGGCGATACAGATTGACCCGGAGAGCGTGACCGGCTGGAAGTACAGAACGGACAAAAGCGGAAAGCCGGTAAAGATAATATGCAAGCCCGCCACAGTTGCACAGTATTTGCGGAGTGTGTGTCAATTCTTCAAATGGACTGCTGCCAGCGGCCTATATCCGAACATAGCGCAGAACATACACGCGCCAAAGGTAAATACAGAAGATTACAAAAAGGACGCACTTACCCCGGCAGAGGTATTGAACATTGAAAGCAGTATTGCACAAAAGGCGCAAGAAGCTATTACAACTGCTGCCAGCTATGATAAAGACACAGCCGGGAGAATACAGAGAAGCACAGAGCAGGGCAAGCGGTTATTTGCTATGTATCAGTTGGCGGTAAATGCCGGGCTTAGAACAATAGAGATAAGCAGGGCAAATATAAAAGACCTTGAAACCAAAGGCGGGCAGTCATGGCTTTATATATGGGGCAAGGGCAGGAGCGAGGCAGACCAGAAGAAACCCATAGCCCCGGAAGTAGCAGAGAGCATAAAAGACTATCTGAAAAGCCGTACAGACCATTACACCGGCAGCAGTCCTTTATTTGTCAGCACAGGGAACAGGAGCGGCGGCAATCGGATTGCACCGACAACCATTAGCACCATGTTGAAAAAGGCAATGCAGGAGGCAGGATTTGACAGCGAGAAATTGACCGCACACAGCTTGCGGCATAGTGCCGGTACTGCTGCAATGGAGGCCACAGGGGATAATATCTATCTGGCGCAGGAGTATTTGAGGCACAGCGACCCAAAGACAACAGAGAGATACACACACAGAAAGAAAGACGCAGCACAGGCGGCAATAGCCAAACAAATATATGACCTTTATCATGGGATAAGCGATAACGACCCCCGGCAGCAGTTGGAACAGGCCATAGACAAATTATCCCGGCAGCAGTTGGAGCAGTTAAAGGGAATAGCTGCAGCAATGGCAACATGATTCCTAATTGAGGAAAGTTAAAATAGCTTAATTAGAAAATTACACAAGAGGCGCAAAAAGATACTATATATGCGGTTTTACACAAAAAGTAAAATATCAAAAGTAATACACAAGTATTACAATGTAGTGTATTACAGAAAGGCGGTTATATCATGGCAGATGGTAAGGAACTGAAACCAAAATCATTCAGGATTGATGATGAAACAGCGGAAAAATTCAAAGAATTATCAAACACTATCGGAGGCAACCAGCAGGAAACGCTTGCAAAACTCATTGAGGCATTTGAGTTTCAATCCGGCAAGGCTATATTAACCGACAAAAAGGCAGACATAGAACAATTTGAAAAGTATGTATCTGCTATTACACGAATGTTTATGGGAAGTCTGGAAGATAACCAGAACATAACCGAAACAGTACGGACGGAGTTTGACGCACTCTTAAAGTCCAAAGATGCAACTATTCAGGATTTGCAGGAGAAATTGACAGTAGCAAAGCAATTAAAAGAAGATGCCACTCTGAAAGCCAGGGCGCACGCGGACGAAAACGCAAGACTAAACAGCGTAATTGATAGCCTTAACAACGAATATAACTCCAAAATGGACGATATGCAGTCTATGTTATCTGATAAAGATAGCCTTAACAAAGCATTAACAGATTCATGCAATGACCTCAAAACTAAAATCGAGGGCATGAAAGAAGCTGCAGAGCAGTCGGCAATATTCCGGGAAGAATTGGAGCAATTAAAGAAAGAACATGAAAAAGTTATCCGGGAACGATCAGACCTTGAAAAGCAGATGCAGCAGGAGCGGACCGCGCATGAAAAAGCCATATCGGAATTTAGGCAGCATGAAGCAGATGCTTTAGAACGTCTGAAAGAACAATTACAGATAGCACAGGATAAAGCAGTATTACAGATTGAAAAATCATATCAGGAACAAATACAGAAGTTAAAAGCAGATAAACAAGCAGAGGTTGACAAGTACCAGCAGAAATATTTTGATTTGCTGGAACAGATGAAAAGCCAGACGGAAACAGGAGGCGAGAAACAATGAAGATATTCACGGCAGCAGTTGTAAAGGGCGGCACAGCGAAAACCACAACTTGCACCGCACTTTCCCAAATAGCGGCGGCAGCAGGGCAAAGGGTACTTGCTATTGACCTTGACCCACAGGCGAACTTTTCAAGCTATATCGGCGCAGACCCAAACAAGCCCGGCAGTTATGATTTACTGAATGGCGCGCCTGCTGCCCTGCAGCTTATCCAGCAGACAGAGCAGGGCATATTTGCAATATCAGCAAGCCGCAATTTGGGAGTGATTAAGACCACACCAGCAAGCGCAATGAAGCTGCAAAAAGCCCTAGAGCCATTAAAGAATGATTTTGATGTGTGTTTCATAGATACACCGCCCGGAATACTGGAACTGCAAAACGTGGCTTTACACACCGCCACAGGCTTAATAATTCCATTGGAGCCGGACAGCAGCAGTTTACAAGGGCTTTATCAGATTGCAGATATGGCGAACCATGCCAAAAAGCGCAATCCTGATTTATCCTTTACCGGCATTGTCTTAACAAAGTATGACAACCGCCCCGCTATCAATCGTTATCTGAAAGATGTACTCATAGAAAAGGGCGCAGAAATGGAAATACCGTATTTAATGGATATTCGGCAGGGTATAAAGGTTAGAGAAAGTCAGGCAATGCAGCAGTCATTATTTGATTATGCGCCCCGGAGCAATCCGGCAAAGGACTATAAAAAACTGTATGAAATGATAATGGAGGGCTAGAAAATGGCAAAGAAAGACTTTAGCGCAATGAATACCGGCAGGGCAGAAACCGCAGAGAGCAGCGCAGTCATGCGGAAATTGGAGCAGGGCGCAAGTAATAAAGGGCAGCAGGGCGAGGCAACGCAGCAGGAGGCAGCAGAACGGGCAGCAGCTTTAAGGACGCAGGGGAGAAAAGGCTGCAAGGCTACCAGAATTAACATGGCTTTCACTCCCGATAATCACGAATTTATAAAAGTCATGGCGCGGATCACCGGCAAGACTATGACAGAATTTGCAAATTACTGTATAGAGCAGTACCGAACCGAACACCCGGAACTGTACGCACAGGCAAAACAGATTATAGATAGCCTATAAAGAAAGGGGCATAGCATGGCAGCAGGACAGGAGCGGCAGGAGCCGGAAACATTTACACAAGAAGTGCAAGAGGATAAAGAGGCAGCAGGGCAGCATATCCACAGTATAAGAATTGCCAGCAGCATAGACCCCGAAAAAGCATGGATTTATGATTTGAACAAAGATAACTTTGATAAGCTGACACCAGAGCAACAAAAAGAATGGATAGCACATCAGCAAGAATCTATAAAGCATTTGCCGGAGGCAATAGAGCGGATAAAAAAGAGTCTGTCACAGATTATAAATATCATACATGAGGGCAACCGGGCGGCATGGGAATATAGCAAAATAGCAATATCGCAAGCAGCAGGAGAAATCGGAGAGCTGACAGACAAAATGAATAAGCTGGAGCAAATAGAACAGCTTGAACCATTTATTGTCGCAGAACTGAAAAAGCCAGAATATAAGGGACTGGAAATAGCTGATTTACTGGAAGATTTAGCAGGAGAGCGCAAAGAGCCGATACCGGGCGTATTATGGGAAAAGATATTGACTGCTGCCAGTGGCGCAGACAAAACCCTGCTGCCCTCTGTAACCATGATAAGAACTGATAGCGTAGAATATCCAGTTGACAAAATCAATAGCAATATCTGGTATGACCTTTTCAAAGAGGACACAGGCGGGCAATTATGCTTTGCAGTACAGAAAAAAGGCGCAAAAGAAAAGATACCTATTGTCTATTCGATAGACTTTGATGCACTGGACGAGGGCATGAAGATAACAAAGAAGCTGACACAATTTGACAAGCGGGTATATATCGCCATTTCTGCCCTGTTTAACGAGGGAAACAAAGTCATTTCTTTAACACAAATTCACCGCACTATGGGAAACGAGAAAAGACCGAGCAAAGAACAGCTTGAAAAGATTAACAATTCTATTACCAAAATGACCGGGGCAAGAATTACCCTTGATAACTCAAAAGAGATAAAGGCAAATTATGGATATGACAAATTTATCTATGACGGTTCTTTATTGCCATTAGAGAGAGGGGCAGCAGTTGTAAACGGACAATTAGCAGACGCAGCTATTCACATATTCAGAGAGCCGCCCGCTATGTCATTTGCAAAACAGCGGAAACAAATAACCACCCTTGACATTAAATTGCTGCAAAGCCCGCTTAATAAGACCGAAAGTAATCTGCTGATAGACGATTATTTGATTGAGCGAATAGCCAGGGCGAAAAGGGGAAACGGACATGATGAAAAGATATTATATAAAACCCTTTACGAAAAAGCCAGAATTAAAACAGCAAAACAAAAGCAAAGGACAGCCGATAAAATAAAAAGCTATTTGGAGCATTACCAGAAATGCGGCTTTATAACAAAGTATTCCATAGAACCAGACGGAATAAGAGCATATTTCTAAAGCGGACAGTTTGTCGATAGTGGGGGCTATCGACTTTTTGTCCTGCAACTATCGACTTTTTGTCCTTAACTATCGACTTTTTGTCCTTAACTATCGACTTTTTGTCCAAGCCCAAACCCGCAAACCTGCATAAATAAAGGCTTTCCGGGCTATGCGAAAATGTCAAAGTATTATAAGTATTATAAGTATTTATAATGGCGCAGGGAGGCGGCTTGACGTGCCGCCCCCGCTGCTTATAATAAAATTAGGGCAGGACAGAGGAAAAGAAAAAGGACAGTTTGTCGATAGCCCCGCCGCCGATAATATTCTTTTACCAGCAGCAGAACAGGCGAGTTTTTCCACATTTTCCCTTTATATAGGGAACACCGCAAAAACGAGAAAAGCCGAACAAAAAAAGCGGCTACCCCAAACCGGCAAGCCGGGGCAACCGCAGACACACCCCAACACTGGCGCAGCGTTACCGGCGTGTATGGTTATCATACCACCAGCCGGGAAATGTTGCAAGATTCAAGAAAGGAAAATGAACCATGAACAGAGAAGAAGCAAAACAGGAAATCCGGCGCAGAGTGAGGATAACCGACTATCTGGAAAAGAGCAAAGGCGGCTTGTACTGTTGCCCTTTTTGCGGGAGCGGTCATGGAGCGCACAAGACCGGCGCAGTCAAATATTATCCAACAACAAATACTATTTGTTGTTTTGGGGCTTGCGAAAAGAAAAGCTATGATATATTTGATGTTTACGCGAACAAATACGGAGCGGATTATAACACCGCATTGCAAATGCTGGCGGGAGAAATCGGCATAGAGATAGACCCATACAGACCAGAGGGAGCCGCCGATCAGCGCGAAGCAATGCCAGGCAAGCCCGCACAAGCCCCGCAGAGCGATTTTAAGCAGCAGGACGATAAAAACACCATGAGGCAACAAGAAGCCCCGGAGAGAGGCGCACAGGAGCGCACAGAGGGCAAAGCAGATTATACAGAGTATTACAAGGTATGCCGGGAAAGGATAAACAGCCCGGAGGCAGCTTCTTATTTATCGGCAAGGGGAATCAGCGTCAATACTGCTGCTGCCTATTGGATAGGATTTGACCCACAGGCAGACCCGGCAAACGCGCCCGGAGGGATAGGGGATATAAAGCACCCATGCCCCCGGCTTATTATTCCGACCAGCAAGCGGCATTATGTGGGGCGCAGGATTGACGGCGTAAAAGAATGGGAAAAGATGAACCCCAAAATAGAAATGGGCGCGAGTAGTCCGTGGATATTCAATTTTAACACACTATACGCACAAGAAGTGCGAGAAGTATTTATAACAGAGGGAGCATTTGACGCTTTATCCGTTATTGAGGCAGGGGCGGCAGCAGTCGCATTGAACAGCACAAGCAATGCCGAAACCCTTATAGAACAGCTTGAAAAGAAAAAGCCTGCTGCCACATTGATAATATCCCTTGATAATGACAAAGGTGGAAGTCGTAAATCCCCTATTATAGCGAAAGAATTAGAGCGGCTTAATATTCCCTATATAACCGCCGATATTTGCGGGCAGCATAAAGACCCTAACGAATATCTGCAGCAGGACAGAGAGGGCTTTATAAAGAGTGTGAGGGCAGCAGTCGCAGCAGTACGCAAGACTTATATTGATGATTTTCTGGAAAAGATACAAACGGAGGCATACAAACCATATCAGACAGACTTATCTTTTTTTGATGATTTACTGAATGGGGGAGTTATCCGGCAGTCGCTTTTACTTTTAATGGCCGCGCCGGGAACTGGAAAAACCACCCTCTGCCAGCAGATTTCAGAGGCAATGGCAGCACACAGAAAGCCGGTTATTTATCTTAATCTTGAAATGAGCCGGGAGCAAATGTTGGCAAAGGCAATCAGTGGGAGGCTTGCAAAGCGTGGGAAATTCTATTCAGCTTTACATATCATGCAAGGGTATAAATGGAGTGAGGCAGATGCAGCAGAGATAAAAGAGGCATTGCAGGAGTACAGCCGGGATATATTCCCATATCTGCAATACAATCCAGACGGAGTAGGCGGCGATTTGGACAGTATTCTTGAATATCTAAAGGCAGTAGGAGAACAGGCAAAGGCAGCAGGAGCCGCCGCGCCGGTTGTTGTGGTTGATTATTTGCACCTTATCAGCAGCAGGAACGGCATAGACACACAGGAGTTAATAAAGCAGTCTGTCACAGGACTAAAGAAATATGCCATTGATTACAATACTTTTGTTATTGGCATAGTAGCGACAAACAGGATAAGCAATTCAAGCGGACGCATTACTCTTGAAAGCGGCAGGGATAGCAGCAATATTGAATATACCGCAGACTATCAGTTATCACTTAATTATTATGATATTGATAATGGCAAGGTAAGTCCGAATGATGTTGAAAAAATAGCAGTTTTGCAGCAGCAGGAAGAAAGGCAAATGATAATCAGAGTATTAAAGGGGCGATTTGTCGCGCCTGGCAGATCGGCTAAAGTGTGGTTTAATGCTGCCAGTAATTATTTTTATGGCGAGGACGATTTCAGACCATTCCGGGGCAATAGTCCTTTTGATAATGAGGGAGAGGGGGAGGACAAGAAAGCCGATAAAGAAACAAAGTGGATATAAACAGCGCATTTACAAGGGGCGGCAATCCTGCTGCCTCTTTTTTTGTTGGCAAAAAGACAATTTGTCCTGTTGCCAGATAGCCCTTAATTTGGTACAAATCCTTATTCTTTTCGTTGTATAATAAGGATAGGAACAAGAAGTGCAAAAAGATATTTGTTATCTATGAAGTGCAAGAAGTTAAAGGAGGTATTTATATCATGGCGAAAGCTGAAACAGATAATGCAGCAGTAGAGGCGCGGAGGGCATACAAGAGGGAGTGGGCGCGGAGAAATCCCGATAAGGTAAAAGCGGCGCAACAAAGATACTGGGAGAAAAAAGCGGCGCAGATGCAGGCGCAGGAGCAGCAGGGGGCGCAAGCATGAACAGCCGGGATAAAGGAAAGCGCGGGGAGCGGGAACTTGCGGCAATCCTGAAAGAGTATGGATATAATGAGGCGCGGCGCGGGCAGCAGTATTGCGGCGCGGACGGTTCTGCAGATGTGATAGGACTGCCAGGAATACACATTGAGGCAAAGCGTGTCGAAAAGCTGAATTTGACAATGGCAATGGCGCAATCCATGAATGACGCAAGACCCGGAGAAATACCGGCAGTATTCCACAGGAAGAACCACAGGCAATGGCTTGTTACTCTGACACTTGATGATTTTATGAAACTATACAAAGCAGGAGGGAAAGAGATTGAAATACAAGGATAAAACATTAGAGGCAATCAGGAGCCGGAAAGACTTAGAGCCGGTAAAGATAAGTCTTAGAAAGCTGCTTGCAAGCGGCGGCATGGAGCATTATTTGAATTTGTGTTCTGACAGGCTGGCAGATGAATTGATGGTAGACGGAGAGGACACAGCTTTTAATTTTACTGATTTCCCGGACATTCTCTTTACAAGTGACGGCTTTTTCGATTGCCGGCACATTTTAGAGAACTATTTGCCGTTTGACACGCTGGCGGACGCATGGCAGCTATTGATAAAGGCAGAGAGGGAAAACAGCGAGATAAACAGAATGGCGGCAGATTTCCGCAAAATGAAGCTGCTGGACTTGATGAAGTATTACATAAAATGGCAGTCGCACAAGACAAAGGACGATTCAGAGCAGGAGGCAAAGCAGCTTGTTTGCCAGTGGATAGCAGCGGAATTGTGGAGCCGTTCTTTCTTTTCCAGCATTTGGAGAAAGTCGAAAGAGGCATTGCTGCAGCTTTATGTAAGCTGGAAGTATAAAGGGCTTTTCGACATTATGAGGACTGCTGCAGAAAAGTACAATTAAAAAATCCTGCTGCCAAAGCCGGGGAAAGCACACAGCAGCAGGAAACGCGCCCTATTTGAAATTTTAAAGGGAGGCGGCTGCAATGTCAAGAAAGGCTGGAAATAAAAGAAGCAAACCAAGACCGGGCTATGATGATTTGGGGCTATCCCCGGAGCAGCTTCAGGAGATACGGACGCGCTGCAGATCAGGAGCGTTTGACAGGGAAACCATGCAGAGGGCTTGCATCGGTTTTGAATGGATAACAGAATTTATTATCTTATCGGCAACAAAAGACCTGTCATTTGACAAGATAGAATTTAACACAAAGTGGGGGCGGATAAGTTGCGGGAGAAGTGATTTTTATTCTTATAGGCGGCGATTTTACAGTAATTTGAGTAAGGAATTAAACAGCAACACAGGAGGCGCAGCAGTACATGGTATTTGAATTATTAAGCACAGGAGCGGAGAACGCCCGGACAGCAAAGGAACTCTGCCAGGCATTAGGCATAGATGAAAAGGACTGGCGCATTGTTTCTAAAGCAGTTGAGAGGGAGCGCAGGGAGGGAAAGCCCATTTGCGCGAGCAGTAGCAGCGATTTCCCCGGATATTATAAACCGGCAAACCGGGAAGAATTGACGCGCTATATAGACAGACTTCACAAGAGGGCGGGGGAGATATACAAGACCCGCAGGGCATTACAAAAGGTTTTAGAGGGAATGGAGGTATAGGCAATATGCAGTATGAGGTTAAAAAGACCATAGCAGAGATAAGCAGCACCGGCAGCACAGCAAAACGATTGACCTTGACAAGCTGGAACGGAAACCCTGCTAAACTTGATTTGAGGATATGGCGCACAGACGGGAACGGAGATTCACAGCCGGGAAAAGGCGTTACACTCACAGAGGACGAGGCGGCAGCAGTCGCGGCGGCTATTTCTGATTATTTGGGAGGCGCAGAGCATGAGTAAAGTTTTGACACCTATAAAAGCAATCCGGGCGAAATGCCTTGAATGTTGTTGTAACCAGTATCAGGAAGTGAAGCTATGCACCGTCACCGGCTGCAGCTTATACCCTTATCGCATGGGGCATAGACCAAAACCCACAGAAAGCCCCGCAGAGGGCGCAGAAACGGACGAAAAATAATTTAATGGATAAATTATCAATGAGAGGGGGAAAGCGGCTAAAATGGCAAGCTAGCCCCCTAGTTATTTGCATAGCGGGCATGATATGGACGGAGGGGCGCACCCATGAGCGGGGGAGCGTCCTTTGATTATTCTTTAATGGCAGTATGCTTTTTGCACTTCTTGTGTAATTCTGCTGCCCGCAAAGTGCATAAAATGCAAAAAAGTGCAACATAAAAAAGAACAGGAACGGCTTTTCTGTAATCGTAAATCGCTTTTCTGTATGCAGAAATTGAAATAATGTCGGCAGAAATGCCGTTAATGCTGGAAGAAATAAGCTGGAAGTGAATAGGCATTCCCCGGCAGTAAATACGCATTTCCCCGGAGGAAATAGCAATAACTCCCGGAGAAATCGCGGTTTTTCGAGGATAAATAAAATATGCCTGGCATGGCAGCAGGAGCCGCCCGGAAGATTCCCTGGGGCAAAAGAGATCCCGGAGGGGGAGCCGAACAGACCCACCCCGAAAATAAAGGGCGGTTATGCTATCATTTGCTATCACATGATTTTAAATGCTGGAACATGGCAGCAGGGCAAAAGCACCCCTGCCCCATAATTACCAGCACCCCACAGGACGCGCCACAAGCCCCATATAGCCCCTTTACGACTGCTGCCCTATAAAAACTACCCTTAACCGCTTTTATCGTCTGTATGGGGCAAATAGGGCGGTTATTTCCGCGCTATGATTGCCGGTAAAGAAAATACTGTACCACTGCCCGCGATTACCAGCACCCCCGGACACAGGGGAGGCCAGAACGGAACCCCGCCCCATTTTAGGGCTACCCGGAGCCGGAGGGAATTTTCCCGCTGGCGGCGGCTATTCTGGTTTTGTTACTTTTCCAAAAGTAACGCAAAAGCACTTCTGACAGCCGGAGCCTATCAAAAGTGCCTTGCGCCCTGCGGGGCTTACATTCCAAACAGATCAGCGTGTGTGCCGGTTCGGTCTAATCTCAATTCATTTCCGATTTGCTTATAAATAAGCAGCCAGTCCGGGGCAATGTGACATTCCCTATACCCGGCATAATTCCCGGTCAAATTATGGTCTTTATTCTTTTCCGGGAGCGGGGCGGGAATACGCAATGTATCAATAGCTTGTTGGAGCAGGGGCATTTTATACCCGCGCTTTACGCATAACTTAAAATCTTTCTTGAACTTTGTGGAGTATCTAACATCAAGCATTTGTCATTCCTCCATCAATTCAGCAAATAAAGCCTCTGTACTGCCAGTAAAGAGAGTGCCGCCGCCGTTCTCCAATTCCTCAATAGAGGCGATTGTTTCCGCGTTTGGTTTTTCCTCTGGTACTGCTGCCCCTTGCAGATAAGCAACGATATAATACATTTTGCTATCTGGTATCTGGTCTATGAGGCTTTTTGCCATTTCCTTATAACTCATAGAAAACACTTCCTTTCGCAGATAGTATAAACTGCAATATGTCCGCTATTCTTTTTTATCGGGTACATATTCCATTAAGTCACCCGGCTGGCAGTCAAGATATTCACAGAGATTGCTAATTGTGCGCGTATCAATGTACCCTTGCCCCTGCTGCAGCTTCTTTATTGTTTCCGTTCCGACAACCTTATCTTTTCGCAAGCTATAAAATGTCTTGCCTTTTTCAGATAAAAGAGCCTCTAGCCTTTTAAAGCATATTCCCATTCGGGGGAAACCTCCTTTCTTTTAGGTTAAATATATTATAGCACACGACACGTACTAAAGCTAGTGTCAATATGCACAAAGTTAGTGCTTATATCACGTACTATCTTTAGTGAAATAGTCAATAGACACGTACTAGAGTTAGTGCTATAATGGATTTATCAAATGAAGGAGGCAACAACATGAAACAGATTACCAACATTAGAAAAACCGTCTGCGCTATGGCGAATCAGCTTCGGAAAACAGGTCTTTCTTTATCGGAGAGTTTCAAGAAAGCATGGAAAAGGGTAAAAATGTCCATGAACGTCCGCGCCGTTGGCGTGACATTCAGCAACATTCAGGAGCGGTTACAGTTTCTGCAGCAGTTCAAGCCGGAGGATTTGACAGTAACCCTTGACCGCGAGGCAGACAACCAGCACGACAGCAACGCTATAAGAATTACGGTTCATATTCTCCCGATAAAGAGAAAAACAGTGATCGGCTACGTTCCGGCAGGACTGGCGCGGGAACTGGCAAAGGCGATTGACGCGGGCGCACAGGCAAAGGCAAAGCTGCTGCAGATCATTGGCGGGTACTCTTACAAAGAGAGTTTAGGCGCACTGATAAACATAGCAGTATAAAGAAAAAGCCCATATCCGAGCCGGTAACTCTGATATAGGCAAGTAACCCCACAACTTATCAAATGAGGGTATGCAGGAATTATAACATGACTGCTGCCCTCTGTAAAGAAAGGATTATCACATGAAAAGAAAACAGAATAATGCAAAAGCAAGGGCAAGCAGACCAACACAGGAATTTTTAATCGGACTTGTGGCGAAGTATGAAAAGAGAACCGCGCCTATCACCGATGAAATGGCAATGGACTTAATGGACACCAACGAAACAAACCACTTCTTAATGCTGCTGCAAATTGCCGATTATTTACCAATGGGAAAATCGCGGGCAATTCTGAACGCTTACAAGCTGGGATATTTGGCAGGAAAGGCGGCAGCAGGGAATGAACAGAAGTAACGCACTACTTACAATGGAACTCTATGCAAATAAAAATTATGGAGATTCCGCAATAATAAAAGGTGATGTATTTGCATCACGCAGAAAGGAGGTGTACCCCACTGGGCTAAAACAATTAGATGCCGCTTTAGGTGTTGGCGGTATTCCAGCAGGAAACATTATTGAGATACACGGACTTGAAAGCACAGGTAAAACCGCACTTGCACTACATATCGTAAAAAGTTTTCAGAAGCGCAATAAGAAGATACTGTATGTTGATGCAGACCGGGCTTTATGCGTTGAATATATGGCTATGTGCGGAGTAACAAAGCGTAACATATATATGCTGAATATGGACACACTGGAAGATGCATTTCAGGCTATCAGAACTCTAATTCCAGTATTTGACTTGATTGTTATTGATACTCTATCAGCTATACCAACATTTGAAGAAATGGCAACCGCTGGACAATATCTGGAAGTGGAAAACAAGACAGCAAAATTACTGTCTAACGAATGGGCGTATATTAAGCATGAATTAGTGAGAAATAACAGCACTATGATTGTTATAAACCAAATGCGGGAGAAAATAGGTGTTTTATGGGGCGATCCCCTATTTGCATTAGGCGGCAGAGCATTGAGAGCATATAGCGCAATATCTATCTGTATGCGCTTTATGGGGGCTGAAAAACGGCATGGAGATATTATCGGACATAATGTGAGAGCAGATATTGAAAAGAATAAATGCGCGGCTCCATATCGTTCAGCAGAAATTACAATATTGTATGGTAAAGGAATGATATAAAGCAAATAGTCCAGGCATGGGCGGCGGGCGTAAAAGCCTGCTGCCTTTTTCTTTTACCGGCAATCCTGCTGCCAGTATCGCACATAATATGCGGGAATGTTGGAAAATGTTGGTATATTTCCTTTATAGGCAGCAGGGGCAGTAGTCATGCGGATAGTTGCAAATAGTGGCGTTTTCCCATAATACCGGGAATTTATAAACACGATCCGCGCGCGGGAAACTTCGAGAAAATTCGAGCAAAAAAGAAATCTTGCAAAAAGCGGCACAAAAAAGAGTATGCCAGGGCGGGCATATATCCGGGGAAAATGCGCGAAAGTGAGCATAAAAAAAGAATTATGTAACACGATACGCGCCCGCAAGAATGTTGAGAAATGTTGAACAAAAAGAATTTAATGACACTATAACGCGCGCGAACAGAAAGTATTGATTTTCCGGGCTGGAATGAGTTTCTTTACACGATACGCGCGGGAGAGGAAATCATCAAAAACTTACAAAAACTTACACTAAAAAAAGAGTTTGTGAACACGACACAGGCGCGGGGGAGTATCAAGACATTCTGGACACCCTAAAAGCAGAATACTAAAAAATACTAATATCCGGGGCTTATACTGGATTTTACTGGATTATTCGCCATATAGGGCGAGTGCCGGAGCAGATCGGCAGGACACCGGGGCAAGCTGCAGCAGTATTTTTCATTTCCTTAGTCCTTAAAAAGATATTGCAGATTCCGCAGCCCCTAAAGAGTATTCGGAGATTTCGGAGTCCATAAAAGGCGTTTAGAGATTTTATAGCCTCTAAAAGAGTATGCCGAGATTTCTAAGACCTTAAAAGCAACCTGACATTTCGGACACCTTAAAAGGACGGCGCACAATCGGCAGTTCCGGCAGCCATAAAAAAGCAATACTGACATTTCCGACACCCTAAAAGGGGCGGCATGGTAACATTTCTCACACCCTAAAAGAGCGCATCCGGCAGCAGGATTGTATATTGTC